CACGAAGGCGCGATAACTGCTGCCGTCGTCGGACTTGATCTCCGCGAGCGTGATGACCTCATCGACGATGCCGGGCAACTCCAGGCCCGTCTTGGCGCCCTCGATTTGCAGCGTAAAAACGCGCCGATTGAAGTCGTCCAAAGCTTCGTTAAGGATGCCGACGAACCAGACGTTTTTGTGCCGGGTGTGCTGCAAGTGGGTGAGCCAGCCAATCATTTCCTGGCCCATCAAGCCGTAGGCACCCCGGCTATCGGGCTTGCCGGTTTTTTCAGAGAAGGCCTGCGGCTGCCCCTTGCACCACTGCAGGCACAGGCGCCCAGCGACGGTGATTGAGTCGATGAACAGGGTCTCGTATTTGTCCATCGTGGCCGGATCGCCAAAGCGCTCGCAGACAGCCTTGAAGTGCGCCTCGCTGTAGGGCTGGTCATCGCGCAGCGCCGGGTTGGGCCCGCCGATAAACACTGCGATGTCGCGGCACTCCTGCCAAGTTCGCGGCCGAATGGTGTCGCACTTAAAACCCTCAGCAGCCAGGCATCCAGCCTCGTTGTCCACGAACAATGTCGTCACCGGATTGAGAGTCCAGAGTTGCGATGTTTTGCCAATGCCGGACTTGCCGACCAAGACCCCCTTGATGCCGCGGCGCTCGGATAGCCGCTGGTCTGCGGTAATGATGGGCAGGCTCATTTGTTCACCTCCACGAATGGATCAGTGAAGAAGACCTCGGCAACGGTGTTCGAGCCGACCCCGCCGCGCTTGCGCGCTTGCTCATACAACTCGCGCAGGCCGCACAAAGGGCGGCGCACCTCGGCGATTTGCGCCTCGATGCCAAGGATCGCGAACGACAGGTCGTCCAGGGACGCGTCCTCCAGCGGGAGAACCACCTCTTCGGCGCGTCGTCCCAACAAGGCAGGCACGCAAACCGTTGGCGGCAGATCTCGCATCCCCCACTCAGGGCGTTGACGAAGTTTTTCGACTTGGGTTTTTTTGAAAAACATGGTGCTCACTCCTTCATGAGAGCCAGGCGATACGAGGCCTTGCCGGTCTTGACCGTGCGGGCAGCCTCGAAGGCGGACTTGATGGTTTGGGGCCACGCGTTGAATTTGGTCTCGCTCACCCGGTAGGTGACCTCGACGTATTGCGTGGCGTTTTCGCCGCTGTCGGCGATGCGCTTTGAGATCTGTGCAAGCCGTGCCTGGTCCCACTCGACCTTTTTCGGAAGATCTGCGGTGATGCGCACGTTGCCGTCGTCAAAGTGAATGACACCGGTGTCTTTGCCGGCGTCGTGGCGCAGGTTGCGAGCGCGCTCACTCCACTTGTAATCGGTGACTTGTTCGAGATGCTCGCAAAGTGCCTTCGCGTTTTCGAACGATTCGGTAGCGGCACTCTTGATGGCAAAGAGCAGTTCTGCGGGCTCCTGCGCCAGCGTTCCTGCCGGGGTTGCCAGAAGTTGCTCCCGCGTGAAGTTGACAAGCGTGCTCATGCCGCACCTCCGCTGATTTCGCGCTCAGAGGTGCTCTTGCGCAGGCTGTCGGCCTCGTAGGCCTGGATGTCCTCGATCCGGTAACGGACTTGGCCTTGCAGTTTGAGAAAGACGGGGCCAATGCCCTCAGAGCGCCAGCGCTCGAGGCTGGCTTCACTCAAATCCCAGCGCTCAGCGAGCTGGCGCTGATTGAGATGACGGACGGGTTCAGAGGGTTGCAATTGAATCTCCTTGAAGGTTGAAAGGGTCCGGTTTCGCGCGGCTTAGGGGCCGCGCTAACCAGTGCCTGTAGTCTTTCAAGGCGAGTTCTGCATCACGTTCTGCAGATGCCGTGGTGACGTTCTGCAAATCGAAATCGTGCGGATAAAAAGCAAAAAACCCGGCCTCCTGCAGACAGGAGCCGGGTTTTGCGTACGGATCAGACTGGCGTCAGCGGTTCAAAGCCAGTTTTTGTCCTCGGGATGGACAATCAACTCGTAAATCGCATCCCCACGGTCGTAGTTAATGAAGGCTCGATACACCTGCGGTTTGCGGCCGAAATACTTCGCGGGTTTGAAGTTTTCGGCATCCACGCCGCATCGCTCAGCGATGTCGTTACGCTCCAAGCGATGGGCACGGCTTTCTATCAACGCCAGCAAGATCTTTTGCTGCATACCCTCCAGCTCATACTTGACGCCATCAACGTAGGCCAACGACTTATCGCGCACGAAGCGCAAGGTGGTTTGCGAAGGCGTTTCATCTGCGGTTGGCGACAGCCCAGGCTCCACCCGGTGGTCAAAAAACAAGAAGCGACTTTGCGACAACCGAGCTGTGGCAGACAAATTCACAATGTCATAACTTGCCAGCGGCGAGCCATCGGGTAACGGCACGTCCGAGCTGGTGAGGATCTTCGCGGACTGGCTGGCGCGGTCTGCGCTGATCTGATCGACCAGGTGCTTGGCAACAGCCGGATCAAAAAGATGCCGGGCAAAGTACCAAGTCTGTGCTTTGCGGTGCTTGTGCTCTTGAACGCCCAGCCGCCAGGAGACATCCAAATCGATGACTTTTCGAGAACCCGATTCAAATTCCAGACTGGTGGCCAGCCGATCCATGAATTTGCTCAAACTGACGGTGTAGGTTTTCGTGATCTCGGTGCTTGCGTTGACCTCACCACACTCGTCGCAGTAAAGCAAAACCTGATCAGCACTTAACGATCTCACAACACGGGCCAATTCAATCCCGCAGTCGGGACAACTGACGTAGGTCAGCGACGATCCGATGATGAGCAGCCGCTCATGAATGAGTTCACGCCCTCCATGTCCGTACTCGCCGCCCAACAACGCCGCGCCATTGACCTGTGGCTTGTCTTGCTCAAGCAGCCGGCACAGCAGCCCCATGGCGCTGACGAGCGCCTTGCTCAAGCGCTGGGCTCCTCAGCGTCAATGACATTCAGTGAGGCCAGTATCGCGTTGGCAATGGGTTGATTTTTGACTGAGAGATTTTTGATTGTGGACGAGCCTGTCGAATACACGTCGAAGCTGAACTGCTTGGGCTTTTGACCATCCACAGCTTTTAGGTAGACCAGCACGCACGCGCCCTCGATGTCGTATTCGGTCTCAAACAAGTGACCAAAGTTCAGCGTCTTGCGGGCAAGCTCAACCGCATCGTCGTGCCCCGGTTCGGCCGTGGCCTCAATGCGGATGACAACCCCTTTTTTTGAGCGCGGCTTGAACTGGGCGCGGCGCAGTCGGATCTTGTCAACCCCAAGCGGCGACAAGTCATCAAGTAGCTCAACCCCCTCGCGCAGCTCGTTGAGCTTAAAACGCGTTTTCTCGATTTCTTCTGGCTTGATGTCGCGCCCCACCACGTGCTTGCCCAACAGTTGCAACACCGCCTCATGGTTTTTCGAGCCCCCCTTGACGATGCTCTCAATGATGCCGGTGGCGGGCTGATAAACGATAGCCGTCTCGAGCGCGATCCGCGTAGGCACGCGGCTGAATTTGTTTTTGGTGAAATGGGCCAGCGCTGTGATCGGACCCTCGACGTAGATGGTGAGCTGAATGCTCCCATCAGAAATACAGGTGCTATGTTCAACGTGGGTACTCTTGCCGCCACCCGATTTGCTAAATAGCTTGGCCACCTCGTGGCTGAATGCCTCCAGCTTGGCCCGTTCATTGGTCAAGTTCAGGCCAGGCTCGATGCGATGCTTCTTCCAAGACTTGCCGTTTGCCTTAGCCTGGAAAGCCAGGTGTAGCTCAACGTCACGAAACAATTGCGGGCGAGCATGAAACACCCACAGGGCCTGCTCTTGGGTGGCGCGTATTGAAAATGCATCGAGTGCTTGCTGATCATTGACGCAGGCACTGTGAAATTCATTACTGGCCAGGTCGTTGCTCAGCAAATGGACGCGCCGCAGATCGTCATGCCACAAATCCAGATCGCGTTGGATGGCCGATATTTCATCGCCAGTTCGCGCACCGTCTGCGAGCAATACTTGAACGGCATCGACAGCGCCATTGAGTTTGGCCGGCAGCGAGTCGGCCGCGCCGGTCCAGTCAATGCTCAGGTGTAGCGCAATTGAGTGCGCGTCGGCGAACTCGCGCAGCGTCGGCATCGACACGTGGCGCAGGAAGTGGGTGGGGGTAAAGATCACGGTGGTTAGTCCTCATGGATATTTGCGCACAAGGCCAACCAGAACGCCAAAAATCTCAAGCTTGCCGTTCACGTTATGACTCGGGCGAATGACCGGGTAATTCGGATTGGCAGGCAGCAGGTGGTATCCCTCTGAGTCCCGTGCAAAAGTTTTTAATGTGAATTGGTCGTCAACGACTGCGACCACAATCTCGCCTGGGTTGGCCTCAGGTTTGCGCTCCACCACGGCCAGATCCCCATCGCGAATGCCTGCGTCCACCATCGAGTCCCCCTTGACACGAATGAGCACCGTCTTGGCGGGACGCCTAATCAAGAAACGATCGATGGTGATCTGCTCGTGAACGTCATCGGCAGCGGACACTGGCGCGCCAGCTGGGACCGGTTGCGTGGCAATGGCGCGATCAAAGAATCGCTCACTGGGTGCCCAGTCGCCGTCACCGGTTCGCTCAACCATCCCAACGGCCTGCAAACGCTCAAGCACCTTCTTGACAGCCGACTTCGAAGCAAAGCCCATCAGGGCCATCAATCGGGCGTAAGACGGCAACACGCGGTGCTCGGCGTAGTAGCCCTGCAAAGTGCTCAGGTGTTCGTGGTCGTTGATTGCTTTTTTCACAGACTGTATTGTAGAGAACGGGCGTTCTCTTTGCAACCACACGCCATTTTTGCCTAAAACGAGTCGATTTTGGTTGATTTACGAAGGTTTCCGCACCATTACGCACCTTCCCACACCATGCCGCAGCCTCCTGCTGGTGTTTGGCGGCATCTGATCAGACAATTTTTTCTTTATGCAGTTGACCCCGAAGGAGCGCCACCCAATGCAAGAAATCAACCACCGCCTACCTGAGTCCATGACCGTCGAAGAGCGGATGGACGAGGTTTCTACCCTTCTGGCACGGGGCCTTGCCCGGGTGTGGGCCGCCAGTGTCGCGAAGTCCGCAACTGTGGGCTCAAAGAGCCAGTTTCCACTTGGCTATTGCGCCAAGCAGAGCGTTCATACAGACCCGATCAACAAACTAACGGAGTCCCAATGACCGCCTCTCTATCTGCCCATGCACCAACTGAAGTGCCGCCCAAGGCAATGGCTAAAGCATCCCCCTACACCACGCCACCATCCGTGCTGGCGCAGATCGCTAATCTGGCGCAGCTGCCGATGGCAGACATCAAGACCTTGTGGAAGAGCTTGTTTGGCGAGGACGCACCCACCCACAACCGCCAGTTCCTTGAGCGGCGCATCGCATACCGCTTGCAAGAGATGGCCTTTAGCAAGATCGACCGGGGCATGATCGAGCGCAATCTTCGGCGAATCCACTCCATCCTCAACTCGGGCAAGAACCCCAAGCGAGATCGTGACATCCGGATGATGCCCGGCACGCTGTTGGCGCGCGAATACCAGGGCCGTCACTACCAAGTTGCAGCCACCGCAGACGGCCAATACGCGTTTGAGGGTCGGATTTACCAAAGCCTGTCGCGCATTGCCAAGGAGATCACCGGCACGGCCTGGTCGGGGCCAGTATTTTTTGGACTGAAGTCGAGCGCGGTCAAGAAAGCCGCCGGAAAGACGGGGGCGCGCAAATGAGTGACATCCTCAAACGCCGCCAGCGCTGCGCCGTCTACTGCCGGGTCTCCAGCGACGAGCGCCTGGACCAATCCTTCAACTCGATCGACGCGCAGAGGGAAGCCGGTCACGCCTACATAGCCAGCCAGCGCAGCGAGGGCTGGATTCCGGTGGCTGACGACTACGACGACGGCGGCTTCTCAGGCGGCAACATGGAGCGTCCGGCCTTGCGTCGCTTGATGGCCGATATCGAGCAGGGCTGCGTCGACATCGTGGTGGTCTACAAAATCGATCGCCTGACCCGCAGCCTGGCCGACTTCTCTAAGATGGTCGAGGTGTTCGAGCGCGCTGGCGTGTCCTTTGTGTCGGTGACGCAGCAATTCAACACCACGACCTCCATGGGCCGGCTGATGCTCAACGTGCTGCTCTCATTCGCCCAGTTCGAGCGCGAGGTGACTGGCGAGCGCATCCGAGACAAAATCGCCGCCTCCAAGCGCAAGGGCATGTGGATGGGCGGCGTGCCGCCGATCGGCTACGACGTCAGCGATCGACATCTGGTCGTCAACGAGCGTGAGGCCAAGGTCGTGCGCCAGATATTTATCCGATTTGCCGAGTTGGGCTCAAGCACCAAGTTGGTCAAGGAATTGCGCCTGGAAGGCGTCACCTCCAAGGTCTGGACCACCCAAGATGGCGTTCACCGCGAGGGTAAGCTGATCGACAAGGGGATGGTCTACAAGATCATCAGCAACCGCACCTACCTGGGGGACCTGCGCCACAAGAGCGAGTGGTTCAAGGGGCAACACCAGCCCCTGATCGAGCCCAGCATATGGGAGGCGGTTCAGGCTGTGCTGACCATCAGCCCCCGGATGCGGGGTAACAACACGCGCGCCACTATCCCGTTTCTGCTCAAGGGCATGGTCGAGGGGGCCGATGGCCGGGCGTTCACGGTGCATTGGTCCCGCAAAAGTAGTGGGCGCGTCTACCGGTATTACCTGCACACCCGCGAGAACAAGGAGTTCGCAGGCGCCTCTGGGTTGCCGCGCTTGCCGGCAATGGAGTTGGAGGCAACGGTGGTCGAGCAGATCCGGCGGGTGTTGCGCGCCCCGGACCTCAAGACACGCGTGGCAGCCAAGGTCGTAGCAAGCGACGCGAGCGCCGATGAGGGCAAGGTGTGCGTTGCCATGCTGCAGATCGACAAGGTCTGGGACCAACTGTTCCCGGCCGAGCAAGAACGAATCGTTCGGCTCTTGATCAGCAAGGTGGTGGTCACGCCGCACAGTATTGAGGTGCAATTCCGACCCAACGGCATCGCGCGCCTGGCAGCGGAGGTGAAGATGCATACGGTCGCTGACAAACCCGAGCAGGTGGCCGCATGAGCGAGATCAGAATCAACGCCACGGGTGAGGTGGATGTAGTGGCCGCCAGCAATGGCAGCATG